GGTACTCCAAATTTGGTACATACACAGGCAATGCTAGTACAGATGGTCCGTTTATATACACTGGGTTTAGACCGCGGTGGGTAATGATTAAATCATCAACGGACGCAACATTGAGTTGGCTTGTGTATGATTCTACCCGCAACACATACAATGCTACAGGCGCAAACCTTCGACCAAACGTATCTGATCTTGAAGGCACTCAGTCGCCTAATCTGTTAGATTTTGTGTCAAATGGTTTTAAGATTAGGGGCGATAATACCGGGTCCATTAATACATCTGCAACATATATCTACGCAGCCTTCGCCGAAGTCCCGTTAAATTTCGCTAACGCTCGCTAAGGAATAATTATGGCATTAGCTTTCCCTTCAAGCCCAACGGTTAACCAAACCTACACCTATGGTACTAGAACCTGGACTTGGAATGGTACCGCTTGGAAGCTACCCAGCACTGCACTAACTGGTGTAACCGGCACTGGTAATGCAGTACTCAGCGTAGGACCTACAATTACACTTGCCAATGCTACTGGATTACCACTAACTACAGGAGTTACAGGGATTCTACCAGTAGCCAACGGTGGAACCGGACCTACAACAATTTTACCAGCAGCCAATGGCGGTACAAGTCTATCAAGCCCAGGAGCTTCAGGAAATGTCCTTACTAGTAACGGCACAACTTGGACCAGTAATGCTCCTGCTGGAGGTTTCCCAACTTTAGTCATAGTTTCTGGTACTACTCAAACTGCTGCAGCTGGTAATCACTATGTAATAACAAACGCGGCGGCTACTACTATTACAATGCCGGCTACTGCTACTGCTGGAGATTTAATCTACATCACTTCAGGTAATGGATTAGCTAATAATGTGGTTGCTAATACTGCATCGTATAAGATTATGGGGTTATTAGAAAGTCTTACAATAAATACCACAAATTATACCACACTACAACTTAGGTATCTCAACGCAACTATAGGGTGGGCAACACTATGAGTAACTTAACTCAATTTACAACAGGTGGGGTAAAGTCGATACAAACGGGTGTATCTTTTAATGGTGCGGGTGCTAATATGGGTCAATATTCTGAAGCACAAACTGTAAGTGTAACCATAAGTGCTGTTAATCCAGCAAAATCTTATATTATATTAAATTTGGGTGGATATGTATTTGTAAGTACAGGTTACTATGCTTTAACTCCAGCTTTAGCTAGTTTAACAAGTACAGCCTTCACATATATTGGAGGATACTATGTAAGTGGTGCTTACACATACTATAATAGAATTAGTTGGCAAGTAATTGAATATTATTAAAGGATAGATATGCCAAATTATGTACAATTAGACGACAATAACCTTGTAGTTGGAATTAATCAAACTACCGGCACAATAGACGCTGCACATATGATAGAGATTGCCGAGTATGATACTACTCTGCTCGGCAAGAAGTACGAGAACGGTGTGTTTGTTGACGGTCCAGTTGTAGTACTACCTAGCATCATCACCAAAATTGCGTTTCTTGATCGTATGACTGATGCTGAATTTATAGCCATCATCAACGCAGCTAAAACGGACGCTGAAGTAGAACTCTGGAAAACTAGGTTCGACAACGCTACAACAATTGACCTAAACGACGGCAGCAGAGTAGTCGCAGGATTTCCGATGTTAGTAACAAAAGGTTTACTAACACAAGAGCGTGCTACTAAAATCTTAACTGACCCTATACAGCCTAACGAGAGATAACCTATGACCACGAATGCTAAGTTCTTATCTAGCTTTCCGCTAGCACTGAACCAGTCCAGTTACTACGCCGGTCCGGTAGGGCTTGGCATCGCGGCTAACACCTCATATATGTTAAGTGTAGCCGGGCTGATCTACTCTACTACGGGAGGCTTCAAGTTTCCTGATGGTACTGTTCAGACCAGTGCTGCTGCTGGACCCCCGGACTACATGACACAATCATTTGGAATAACCTAAGGAAGAACGATGTCTACATCAGCACAATACGCATCAACAGTAAGAGCAGCGACAGTAGCACTAACAGCGACTGCAAACACCAATCGTGATGGCGCCACTGGTGTATACACGACGATTTTTACAGCAGGTTCATCTGGTTCACGTATCGATGACATCTATATCGTCGCTACGGGTGCTTCTACAACTGCTGGTGTGATTAGGTTGTTTGTACACAATGGCACTGCAGGATTCCTATGGCAGGAGATTCTAGTCACTGCAACTACACCTAGCACTACTCAGGCTGTTTGGAGTTACACGTTATTGAATCAAGGTCTTGTTATCCCTACTGGATACTCATTACGAGCGTCTACTAACAACGCCGAGGGCTTCAACGTCTTAGTAACTCGCGCTGGGGACTTCTAATGAATGTAGGAAACTTTCCAGGCGCTAGTTCAGGAGTACCCGCAGGATCAATCTCTAGGTATATTCAAACTCCTACTATTTTAACTTCTAGGACTATTGCTGTACCACCAGGTACTCAACGCATTGAAGCTCTACTATGTGGTGGAGGCGGATCTGGAGGAAACAGTTCGTATGGTAATGGAGGTGGAGGTGGAGGTTTTGGTGGACTATCTGTATACGTTATTCCTATTACTGGATATCCCTTATACATAATAGTTGGTGCTGGTAGTGCAGCTAATGCAACTGCTGGGGGTTCTACGTCAGTAACTTCGGCTGGAACAAAGTATGCTGAAGTTGGTGGTGGCGGGCACGGTTCTCATATTTATACTCCACCTGGTTACTATTCTGGATCGGGTACAAGTGGTGGAGGTGGAGGTGGGAGTGTACAGCAATATATTTCTGGAGGAATGGGCGGTAGTCCGTTTCCTGGACAATTAATTTGGAATTGCTATCCAACTACTGGTGGATTTTATTCATCAAATAATCAACCCAGCGGAAATATCTATAATAATGGTAGTATCACAGGATTAGGTGGTGTAGGTGGTGTAGGTACTAATTCTTCTATTGTAGCTACTTGTACTAATGGTATGCCGGGATCGCTAGGTGGCGGAGGCGGAGGCGGCGGTGCAATATCTGTTGGATCGGGGCCAGGTGGCAGTGCTGGTCCAGGAGGCGGCGGTGGTGTAAATTATACTTCATCCGGCGGTGGTATTGGTGGTCCAGGTTCTTTTGGTGGCGGTGGTGGAGGGGGTAATGGACAAGGTGGATCTGGGGGTAGTTTAGCTACTATATCTATTTGGGGATATGCTGGGTTTGCAGGTGGGGCAGGAAGTTCAGGCACACCAGGTGGTGGTGGTGGTGGTGGTGGTATATTAAGTGCGGGTACTGCAGGTTCAACTGGAATTGGTGGTTCAGGCGGAATTGGAGGAGGCGGTGGTGGTGGTGGACCCGCAGGTAGCTCATTTTCTTTAGGTGGCAACGGTTTTGCTGCAATTCGCTTTTATTTATAAGGAGAATGACAATGTTAAGATTTGCAATAGTAGGTGCGGATAACGTAGTACGTAATATAGCCATTGCTGAAGAAGCAATGAATATTGATGGTACTTGGATCAATCTCACCGATATCACACCAGAGCCTGGAATTGGCTGGACTTATGAGAATGCAGTATTCACTGCTCCTGTAATCCCACCAGCCCCATTGACTGTTCCTGAACCTAACGTTATTTCTAAAATAGCCCTACTTAATCGTATGACCGACGCAGAGTTCATATCCATCATCAATGCTGCTAAGACAGATGCTGAAGTAGAACTCTGGAAGACACGATTCGACAACGCCTCTTCTATTGACCTAACATCAACAGACAGAGTAGTCGCCGGCTTTCCTATGTTAGTAACAAAAGCTCTACTAACTCAAGAGCGTTCAGTAGACATTTTGACTACTGAAGTCCAATCGGCTGAACGCCCGTAACTAGTTATTGAACAACCTGTGTTTGTGCAGGTTCAGAATTCAGTTGATCTTTAGCTTGTTTCTGGATCTCATTGAATACTTCTAATGACGTTTCCATTGGAAGTTTTCCTAATCCTGCGGCCACTACATTCAATGCATCTATAGTTAATGTGATTGTCACTTTTGGTTGCTCTTGCTGAGTCATGTCAGTTTCTCCTTTAATAAAGACATGTTAAAATGGTTATTTATACATCAAAAACGCAAAAGTAAACCAGTTTACATTTTTTTTACGCAAGTTTTTGAAAGATAAATAGGATATTAAGAGGAGATTACCCAATGGCGTCGATAACAAATAGGCAAGATTTTAAGAACTATTGTCTCCGTAGACTGGGTGCGCCGGTCATTGATATCAATATAGATGATGAACAAATCGAAGATAGAATCGATGACGCCATTCAGTATTGGCAAGATTACCACTTCGACGGCACACAAAAATTCTACTGGATCCATGTCTTAACACAAACCGATATTAACAATAAGTATCTAGATGCTTCTGCAGCATTAGACAAAGAAGACGACAATCTTGAAATTTCTGGCATAACTCGCATATTTCCAGTAGTAGATTCACAGTCTTCTATCAATATGTTTGACTTGAGATACCAGTTACGATTGAATGAGTTGTATGACTTTACGTCTGCATCCTACGTGAATTACACACTCACACAACAACACCTACGCTCACTTGAACTTATGTTCACAGGATCGGTTCCTATTCGTTGGAACCGTGCAATGCAAAGACTCTACATCGACTGGGGTTGGGGAAATCAACAATCGCCGTTAGGCACAACAATCATCTCAGAGTGCTATGCTGGATTAGATACAACCAAGTATCCTAATGTATGGAATGACCGTTGGTTGAAAGAATATTCTACTGCACTCATCAAGAGAAATTGGGGAGAAAACATGTCTAAATTTGGCGGCCTGCAGTTGCCTGGTGGAGTAGTATTGAACGGAAAAGAAACTACCGATGCTGCATTATTGGACATAAGAAGACTTGAAGCAGACATGGAAAAGAACTACGGCGGAATTCTAGAATTCTTTATGAATTAACATGGCTACCAGTAAATATTTCTCCAACTACCAATCAAAACCAGAACAAAGGATCATTGAAGACTTGATTGTTGAGTCTATCAAGATCATGGGTTTTGACGCATTTTATATTCCTAACGACAATGAAATCGCTAGAGATTTACTTTATGGTGAAGATCCGGTAAAGAAATTTAATGCTGCATTTCCTGTGGAGATGTATCTTTCCAGTGTCATGGGTCATATGGGTGAAAAAGATTTCTTTTCTAAATTTGGTTTAGAAATCCGGAATCATGTCACTGTGATTGTATCTAAACGCAGTTTTGCCCAACGAACACCTCAAAATCCACAAGCCAGACCACTTGAAGGCGATTTGGTGTATGTGCCCTTCTTGAATGGTGGTGGTGAAATATATGAAATAAGATTTGTTGAACAAAATAAAGATTCATTCATGTTGGGAAGAA